TACTGGGACGGGGAGGTGCGGCGGGCGAAGGTTGACGATTGGCGAACATGGATGAAATTTACAGACGCTATGGGAATGGCAGGATGGCTGGGCGAGGGGTTTTCAGTAGGTTTTGTCCTGAATGACTGGTGTCAGTATAGCTGCATCGACATTGATGTCTGTGATGCCCAGACTCAAGAGCAGAAAGGCCAAAAGATAGACAGCTCGAAGTGGACGACACAGGAGCAGTTTGAACGTTATTGGAAAATTGCGCAAGCGTTTGATACTTATACGGAACTTTCAAGAAGTGGTAAAGGTCTGCATATATGGGTGAAAGGGAAGGTTGACGGCGGACGACGAGATGGTGTAGAACTTTATTCGACTAGGCGCTTTATCATATGCACAGGGGAGGTGGTAATTGGCGGCGGGATTAAGGAGCGTAAGGAGTATTTAGAACAGTTAGGGAAAGAGATTAGGAGGGGGCAGAACTGGGAGCAAGAACTAGAAGAATTAGAGGCAGTTGAAGAAGACGCAGAGATTTGGAAGAAGGCTGTGAATGCCGAGAATGGCGACAAGTTTGTAAAACTTTGTGAGGGGCAATGGATGGAGTTTAATTACCCATCACAGAGTGAAGCAGATTTAGCTTTGATGGCTATGATTTGCTTCTGGACAAAGAGTAATGAACAAGTGCGGAGAATGTTTCGCCAGACGGTGCTTGGGAGCAGGGAAAAGGCCAAGCGCGACGATTATTTGAACCGTGCTTTGAAAGAGATACGCGGCAAGGCCAAGATAGAAGAACTGGAATGTGAGTTGGCTAAGGAGAGCGCCGAGAACTTTGCATCACAGATGGTTAAGATAATGCCAGTTGAGGATGTGAAGAAAGAAGGAGAGCTTGAATACCCGCCGGGAATGGTGGGGCAGTTGGCACGGTTTATTTATGGGACATTGGCTAGGCCTGTGAAGGAAATAGCGATAATCACAGCATTAGCCTATATGTCAGGGGTCTGTTCGCGCGCGTATAATATCAACAGGAGCGGTCTGAATTTGTACTTGGTGCTATTGGCCGCGTCTGGTGTCGGTAAGGAAGGGATTAACGAGGCGTTAAGCTGGCTTACCTACAACATAGGCTTGAAAAGCGGCATGGAAGAAGAATTTGCCAAGCATTTTGTTTTCGGTGATTATGCTTCGGGGACGGCTTTGAAGAAAGATTTGGCGCAACGCAAGGCCATCATGAATGTGACGGGTGAGTTTGGGCAGAAATTGAGAATGTTGTTATCCGCTGACGGACAAGGTGGCAGTCACCTACTCAACCTGAAAAAAGAGATGCTTGAACTCTACCAAAAAAGCGGCCAAGATAGCATTTCCCAGAATAGGGCATTTGCTGATAAGGAGAAGGAGATTGCCAACATTAAAGGGGCAGCCTTCTCGATGATAGGGGAGAGCACCATTACGGATTTTTACGAGGTGCTCACAGACACTGTGCTTCGCGACGGTTTCCTTAGCCGTTTTGACATTATTGAGTATCGGGGCAAGCGTAATCCGTTGGTGATGGAGGAAAACCGGAATTTCAAATTGCCAGAATTATTAGAAAAAACACTGGTTAATTTAGCGGTTTCAGCTTTCAACCGTTGTGAGCAGGACGAGTGTGACGCGGTGAAGGTAGAGTTTGAGAATAGACAGGCATTTGAGAAGTTTAATGCTTTCTGTGATGAAAAAATGAACGAAAGCGACGAAGATGCTGTGCACCAAATCTGGAACCGCGCGGGCATCAAGGTGATGAAAATAGCGGCATTGCTGGCTATTGGCGACAACCACCTCTACCCGAAGATTACAAACGAGCACTTGGAATGGGCGAAGAGCCTTGTGATGAAAAACGTAGAAACGTTTCTCGAACGCTTGCGCAGTGGTGATATTGGTCGCAGTGATGCTTCGAGGGTGCAAAAACTTATTTATGTATGCAAAGAATTGTTTATGACCAAGAACTTACAATTCCAGAAATACAAAGAGATGGGCATTGTGCCGCGAATGTGGATTAACAAGTCTTGCTATGCGTTGCCAGCATTTGCAGGGCAAAGTAAACGTCTGGTTGATAACGCCATCATGGATTGTATATCGACTGGTTTCTTAAAGATTGTTCCTAACGATGTCAAAGCTAAACTTGGCATTAGAGGGGACGCATATTATATATTAGGGGAACAAACGTGATTTTATACGTTGCATTATTCTTGAAGAATGGCGCTGGGGCGCGTAAAGGTGGCTATGTGGCCGTCGGCGAAGATTTGCAGGCAGTGAGATTTGCTTGCTGTGAACACAATGACAACAAGCCTCTTGAATGGTATAAGGATGACGAAGAATTGGTTTTGGATAACGAAGAAATAGAACGGGCACGTGGAAAGAAGGGAACGTATTATGTCTGCGGTTTCCTTTCGCAACCAATCGCTCACGGAAGTCTGCAGGACAACGAAAGTTATCAAAATGTAATGCAATGAAACTAGCCTTCTTCGCGTTGTTGTGTATAATGGCCGCATACCAAAACAAAAACGGAGACATAAAATGTTCAATAGACCTGAAATGATAGCGGCAGTTCAAAAGGCCGTAGCCGCCGCCCGCGAAGGTAAAAGCACCAATAACGCACTGGTGCAAACCATGCGGGGTACTGGGGGTGCAATGGTGCTTTGTGTACGCGCAGCGGGGCAACAATACATTGACAGCGAAGGAAATATCCAGACCCAAGAAGTAGCGTCTATCTTGGTAGGCTGGGACGCTAGTATTTACCATAACAGCGGTTATTCCCTCTACGTCTTTGCTACTCACAAGGTGGAAGAAGCAGTTGACAAGTTCATTGAGAAGGTAGGTTTGTGATGGCCGCTATCCCGAAAAACAAAGCAACGAAGAAAGACTTAGAGCAGTGGTACGAGTTACAGAAACAAATCTCTGAGTTGAAGAACAAGGAAACTTTACTCAGACAGAAAATCTTTGGGTATTACTTCGAGGACGCTAAGGAAGGTACAAACACTTACGATTTACAAGATGGTTTCCTCCTAAAAGGAAAACGGGTTATCAATAGAACACTTGATTACGGGGTCTTTCAAGCTAACGTTGAACGCTTCCGTAATATAGGTATAACTCCAGATGACTTGGTTCGTATGAAACCGGAACTGGAATTAAAGGCATATCGCGGTCTATCAGCAGACCAGCAGAAGGTGTTCGACGAATGCCTTGTAATTAAAGACGGTATGCCGTCGCTTGAAATTGTAGAAAACAAAAAGGGGAAGAAATGACTCAATTACCATATGCAGATTTTGTAAGAGGGCTTTGCAAACCAGGAACTGAAATTGTGGGGTCTATGACCCCACACGCCGCCCATTTAATTCATATGACAATGGGCGTTAGCGGTGAAGCAGGCGAATTGCTGGATGCTATTAAAAAACATACCATGTACAATAAGCCGCTGGATGTCGAAAATGTTATTGAGGAAATTGGCGACGTGCTTTTTTACCTCACAGGAATTGCCAATGTGTTAGGCTTTACGCTAGACGATTGCGCGCAGGTAAACGCTGAAAAGCTGTCTAAACGATACAGCGAAGGAAAATACAGCGACAAACAGGCACAGGAACGTGCAGATAAGGCAGAACGCAAATTCATGACGGATGCAGAACATGATGAAACTTAAACTTTGTGATGCGACACTGATAAACGAGCAAGGGGAAATCGTTATATCAGACGAACGGTTGCGCCCTTATTGCCCGTCTATTGCCAAGCCAGACGGAACAGTAGTGTGGTACAATAAAGAAATCGTTGTGCCCATGAATTCCATTTATCTAATTCTTTTGCCAATTTCCTTCACAGTATCAATCGGTCCCTATGGGACGCGCGGTTATAAAACTTGCCGCACAGAAGAAGCCGCACTGGCGGAATTTATGCGGTGTGTGAAGAAGAACTATGAACCGATTCTTGTCTCCCTAGAAACAGGGGTAGTGGAGGTGCCACATGACACTGACGCAACTTAGTGTTCATTTAGGAATACAAGGAGAAGAATTTAATGACGTCCGTGCTCTTATTGCCGCTAATCATGTTGACATGGCAATAGCACATCTGCAAGCGGCATTGAATAGTATTGATGTGGAAAGTTACGAAGCCAAAACAACATTAGAGGAATTGCTCAAATGAAACCCATGCTAGCAAAAGACTGGGTTCGAGAAAAGCTACTGTTCCCCGTATTACTTCAACCTAAAATTGACGGTGTTCGCGCTATCAATAACGAGGGCAGGTTCACTGGGCGCAGTCTAAAACCCTTTGGCAATCGTTTCATCACAGAAATGTTCTCACAAGAATTTTTGCATGGTTTGGATGGGGAAGTTACTGTGGGCGACGTTACAGCGTCGGATGTTTGTCGTAAAACAACGTCCGCAGTATCAACCATTGACGGGCAACCGCAAATAATGTGGAACTTGTTCGATTACTTTGGCGGCGGCGCTGAGAAGGAAAAGTATTCTTTCCGTTACGAGATGTTGAAAGACAGAGTGCAAGGTATTATCAAGCAATATCCAGGAAGTGAGAACTTTTTGCAGGTTGTAAATTCTTATGAAATCAACAATATGCGAGATTTGGACGATGTAGTGGCAACGTTCCTTGAACAAGGATACGAGGGGGCTATTATCCGTTCACCATTTGCCCCGTATAAATACGGGCGTTCTACGCTGAAAGAGCAAGGGCTCTTGCGCATAAAACTTTTTGAGGACGCAGAAGCTAAGGTGATTGAGCTCACAGAAGCTATGTCCAATGAAAACGAGGCAACCATTAACGCTCTTGGGTACATTGAACGCAGCAGCCATCAAGCCAATAAAGTTCCGAAAGGGATGCTTGGCAATATGAAATGCGTCGACCTTGAAACGGGTGAGTACATCACAGTAGGTCCTGGCAACATGACGCATGAAGAAAGAAAACTCTACTGGGAGCGGCAGGATTTGTTAGTGGGTAAAACTATCAAATATAAATTCTTTCCAAAAGGCATCAAGGACAAGCCGCGCTTTCCGACCTTTTTGGGCTTCCGCGACGCGGCAGATTTGGAGGCTAAATGAATTTCACGACAACATCACAAGCGTCTGCAAACAGCGGCATTAAAGCCCTTGTTTATGGACCCGCTGGCATGGGGAAAACCATGTTATCCGCTACCCTACCCGCGCCCGTAATTATCAGCGCAGAAAGCGGCCTGTTATCCCTACGCCCGCAAAATATTGCGCGAGTGTTTGGCGAAAATGCGCAAGGTATCTGTTATGATATACCTGTCATTGAAGTAAAAACAGTGCAGGATTTAACAGAAGCCTATAACTGGTTTACTACCAGTCCGCAAGCGGCCAATTTCCAGTCAATAGCGATTGACAGCCTTTCTGAAATAGCAGAAGTGGTTCTAAACAATGCAAAGCGGCAGGTAAAAGACCCACGCCAAGCATACGGGGAACTATTGGAGAAAATGGAGACGTTAATCCGGTTGTTTCGAGATTTGCCAAATAAGAATGTTATCATGATGGCAAAAATGGAAAGCTACAAGGAGGAGCTCACAGGTATTGTGAAGTATGGTCCGAGTATGCCAGGAAGTAAACTAGGGCAGAAGTTACCATACTTCTTTGATGAAGTGTTTAGGCTGGGTGTGAACAAAGATGCGCAAGGCATGGCATACCGCTTCTTGCAAACACAACCAGACTTACAGTTCGAGGCTAAGGACAGGTCAGGTTCCTTGGACCCCGTTGAATTTCCTAACCTGACCTATGTGTTAAACAAAATTATAGGAGTCTGACTATGTCCCAGTTGACATTTGACGCAACCAATCACGAGACGCTTGGTACTTACGAAGCGTTACCCGCTGGCTGGTATAATGCCGCTATTGATGCCTCAGAAATGAAGGCGACCAAAGACGGCACAGGTGCTTATCTGCAATTATCTTTCAAAATTCTTGATGGCTTTGCCAATGGTCGCAAGGTATTTGCACGGCTGAACTTGCAAAACAGCAATCCCACAGCACAGGAAATTGCATATAAAACTCTAAGTTCTATTATGCACGCTACTGGACAACTGCGCATCAATGATTCAGCAGAATTACACGCCATTCCGATGAAAATTAAGTTGAAGGTTCGTGCAGGGGACGACAAGTACGAAGCCAGCAATGACATCACAGCCTATGACAACGTGAACAGTAATCACGAAATGGCACAGGCACCCGTTGCGCAGAATGCCCCTGCTACTGGTAGCTGGAATGCGGCACCACAACCGCCACAATCACCGCAAGGCGGGGCATGGGGCAATATGGCACCGCCACAAGCGCAAACCGCCCCACAAGCGCAAACAGGGGGCTTTTCAGCGCCCGCGCAACCGTGGGGGCAACCACAACAACCACCTGCCCCGCAAATACAGCAACAGCCGCAACCACAAGGGCAAGCACCTAACCCGTTTGCACAGCAACAAACGCCGCCGCAAGTGGAGGCACAAATGCAACAGCAAATGCAACCACAGGCGCAAGCACAGCCGTCTTGGGCTACCGCGGACGTTGAGGCAGCGCAACAGCAAGAACAGGAAGCTAAAACTCAACAGCAAGGGGATTATGAAGCACCTGCCGATGACCCTGCTACTGCGCAAGCGGCAGCACAGGCGCAAAGTTCTCTTCCGCCGTGGGCTAAACAATAATTAAGAGGTGTGCCGTCTGTCTTGAAGCGTTACAAGAAGGGATAGGCGGCACATTCTCCCTTTGGAGATTGTGATGTTAGAGAGTCAACATTTAATTGAAGAAATGCGTTATTGGACGAGAGACAACACGCAGTTACAAGATAACATTGAACGAGTCATTAGAATTGCCGATATGGAAAATAATCCTTTGGCGTTAGCATTGGCAAAATGTATTGGAGACAGTATCAATGCTGTCGAGAGTGTATTATGTTCTGATTCCGAAGTAGAAGATGAATGGAGAAGTTACTACGGGGACGTTGCTGGGGAAGATTTTTGGTGCGGGGATGTTGATAAGTTAGAAGAGATAAAAGAAATGTTGAAAAAGGGTTCTATTAAGAAACAGGATAAAGAAGACGCTATTGATAAACTGGACGAGGTAATCACAAAGCTGAACGAAACAATGCAAATAGCGGCAGACGTATTATGAAAGATAAATTCAAGAAAGCATACATGGAGGCGGCTTTGGTATTTAGCCGCCTTTCTTACGCCAAGAGACGCAAAGTCGGGGCTGTAATTGTTAAAGATGACACCATTATTGGTATTGGTTACAACGGCACCCCGCCTGGATGGTGGAACGAGTGCGAGGACGATGAAGGTAAAACAACGCCGTTTGTTATTCACGCTGAACAGAATGCACTAGACAAAATAGTGCGTAGTTCTGTGAGTAGTATCGGTGCTTATTTGTTCGTTACCACAGCGCCTTGCATTGATTGCGCAAAAAGAATTTTAGGGGCAAAGATTCAAAAGGTATATTACCTCGACGAGTATCACAATCAAGATGGCATTGCTTTTTTAGAGCGCGCGGGGATACCTTGCGAACAGGTGCAGTTATGCGACGACTAGCCACAAAAACCCTTGCCGCTATTGACGGGGCTATTAAGGCCGACCAAGGAGCCGCCTATCGGGGATGGTTGGCAAAGGTTCTACCGAACATTGGTGACGCATACCGCACAGAAAATGAACCTTTCCGTTCTCACTTAGGGGCAAGCCTTCTGGGGCGGGAATGTGCTAGGGAAATCTGGTATAACTTCCGATGGGCTTACAGGTCTAATTTTGATGGGCGTATGGTACGTCTTTTCAATCGCGGACACTTGGAGGAAGGGCGGTTCATTGCAATGTTGCTCACAATAGGTTGTGAGGTGTATCAGCAAGACGAAAACGGAAAACAATTCCGTATCAGTTTTGCTGAAGGACACGCAGGCGGCAGTGGCGACGGAATTGTCGTTGGCTTGCCCGATTTACCAGCAGGACAAGCAGCACTGTGTGAGTTCAAGACCCATAACGATAAATCGTTCAAAGAGTTAGAAACAAAAGGTGTGCAGGAAGCAAAGCCTGAACACTATGTGCAAATGAACATTTATATGTACAAGATGGGTATTCCTGTTTGTTTGTATTTATCAGTCAATAAAAATACTGACGCTTTGTATGGCGAGATTGTTACACTTGAAAAGGAAATTGCTGAACAGTATATCGAACGAGGCGACAAACTTGTATGGATGCAAGAACCGCCCAAGCGATTATCTGAAACCCCTGGATTTTGGAAATGCAAGTTCTGCGTCTTCAAACAAATTTGCCACTGGCAAGAAGAACCTGACTTAAATTGTAGAACCTGTGAATACAGTGAACCCCGTGCCAATGGGGAATGGTATTGCCGTTACTGGAACAGCAACATTCCAAAGGAAAACCAACTCACAGGCTGCACTAATTATATTCGAAAGGAAAACTTCTAATGTATAAGTTGCGCGATTATCAAGAGGAAGCTGTCAATAGCATTTTTACTTACTTCCAGAATAACAGAGGGAACCCTTTGCTGGCGCTACCCACTGGCACGGGCAAAAGCCTTGTGATTGCGTCCTTCCTTGAGAACGTTTATAAACTGTATCCGCAACAGAAAATTCTAATACTTACACACGTCAAGGAATTGATAGCTCAAAACTATTCAAAGTTAATGTCCCTGTGGAGCACCGCCCCCGCTGGCATTTACAGTGCAGGGCTTAACAAGCGCGAGATACACCAGCAGATAATTTTTGCGGGTATCGGTTCCGTTGCGAAACGAGCGAATGAATTTGGACACGTTGATTTAATAATTGTTGACGAAGCCCATTTAATCTCACCGAACGACGATACCATGTATCAGAAATTTTTTCAGCAATTACGCAGAAAAAATCCTTATCTGAAAGTAATAGGTCTCACAGCTACCCCGTGGCGATTAGGGCATGGGAAACTAACTGACTCAAAAGTACAGAAAGACGGTACGGAAACACCGCCGCTGTTCACAGATATTTGCTTTGACGTTACCACTGTGAATGCCTTCAACAGATTTATTGCCGAAGGGTACATGGCACCGCTGATTCCAAAATCAACAACAACCAAGTTAGATGTTGATGGGGTGCATATGCGAGGTGGTGAGTTTCTGCAAAATGAATTGCAACACGCCGTTGACAAGTATGACATCACAGTAAATGCCGTGAAGGAAGCCATTGAACTTGGGTGGAACCGTAAGCATTGGCTTGTATTTTGTGCAGGCGTCGAACACGCTATTCACACGCAAGAAATTCTAGAAGAACATGGAATAAATTGCGGCACTGTACACTCTAAAATGTCAGGGGCTGAACGAGATGAAGCCATTGAGAAGTTTAAGCGTGGCGAATATCAAGCGATGACAAATAACAATGTGCTCACAACAGGTTTTGACTTCCCTGAAATAGATATGATTTTATGTCTGCGTCCTACTGCATCCGCCGTACTATGGGTGCAAATGTTAGGACGCGGCACACGGCCAGCAGAAGGAAAAGAGAATTGTTTAGTGTTAGACTTTGCAGCTAATACTCACAGGCTTGGTCCGATAAATGACCCCGTAACACCCAAGAAAAAAGGTCTTAAATCAGGCATGGCACCTGTGAAAGTGTGCCCAGATTGCAAGACCTATGTACACGCATCAGTGCGAGTATGTGATGCGATTAAGGATGATGGAACTATGTGCGGGCATCAGTTTCAATTTGAGACTAAGATACAAAGCAGCGCGTCGACAGAGCAGCTTATTAAAGGTGATTTTCCACAGGTAGAAGAATACAAGGTTGACCACATCACTTATGATGTTCACAAGAAGACTGGCCGCCCTGATATGATGAAGGTTAGCTATTACTGTGATTACCAAAAGTTCGACGAGTACATCTGCATAGAGCATGAAGGCTTTGCAGGCAAGAAGGCGCGGGATTGGTGGCGAGAAAGAGCTAAAATATTTCCAGTGCCAGCAACGACAGAAGACGCCGTGCAGCAAGCGCATTTACTTGACCAACCTACTCACATTCGAGTATGGGTGAATAAAAAATTCCCTGAAATTCTAAAAATGTGCTTCGATGGTAGTTGTTTCGGCAAGCAAGAAGCGACGAGTGAAATGCCGCGCGTAGAAGTGCGCCCCCGCGCCCTACCAGTGCCGCCACCCGACGAAGACGAAGAAATACCATTTTGATACAGAAAGTCCTTGCAATCCGCAGTGACTTACCCTACTATTAGCAGTAGGCAATAACGCCTAAATCAATGGAGTCTAAAATGTCCAAGAAAAACAAACAGCAAACACCAGCCCCGGAAGTAACTTACCCGGAAGGTGACCCGCGTAATGTAGAACGTGAGGAAACCCTCACAGAAGCACTTGCCCGCGAGAAAGAAGAAAAACTTGCCGAACAAGCAAAGGCCAAAGCTGAAAAAGAAGCCGCTAAGAAAGCGGCGGAAGAAGCCCGCGCCGCCGAACGTGCAAAGAAAGCTGAATTGCGTGAACAAGCAAAACAGCAAAAGGAAAAGGAAAAGGAAGAAGCCCGTAAGGCTAAGGAAGAAGCAAAACAAGCCGCTAAACTTGCCAAGCAGGA